ATAAGAGTAATATTACTGTTATAAAACCAGAGAAATTCCGATCTCCCTGTGAAGGGTGGCTACGGCTCGCTATTGAGAAAACCGAAGTCTAAGAAAAATTATTTAAATCAAAGCAACTAATATATTTAAAAAATTTAATTTTAAAAATATTTCGCGAAAAGATTTAGGTACTTTCTTTAGTGCCATGATCCGTGTAAAAGCGGGTCGACCATTAATTTCTTGGATTATTAAATCCGTGAGATTGATGGAGGGACGACTCTCAAACGGAACAGTAAGAGTAATTATAGTTTTCCTGATGCACTGTCATAGACTGCAGAAGAAGAGCTCTCTGAAGTTTTTAGTAATATATCTAAAAGCTCAGAATGTAAATCTAATGCAGGCTTTGGCCGGTACTTCAGGTAAGGATATGACTAATCTTGGGTGTCGTGTTTCCAGAAATGGAAAACACTTACCCCGGATTATTCCTATCCTTCATAGAAAGTGGATCCGATCTGGATCTACTTACCATGTAAAACTATGGGTTACACTATTTAATTTATACCGAGTTCTCTCTTTCCCAGGTACTCTAAACTTATCCACTATATTGGATCCTTCAACATCAGATCAAATGCAGTTCGGTCTTTATAGCCGATTTGCTACGATCTTCTGGCGATTGCTTCGTGAATTAACGAATAATCGCTGGCTTAAGCTTTGTCATAAAGACAAGCTCAAGGCGTTGAAAGAGCTGCGTGTTACTCCATTTGGAATAGCTACCTCATCTCCCGCTATGGTTCGTATGATTTCATCATCGTACCTAGGGATATTGGCTGCTATTCTATTATGGAAGAAACACCCTACTCTTCCTTTTTTATTAGATTATCTTCGTATGACAGGTAACCATTCTTTTATTCGATTCCTTGAGTTAGGATTCGCAATTAAAGATTGGCCATCTGAATTACTTCAGTTAGTTAATAAAAAGGGAAATTTAGGGGGTCTGGGTCTTAAACCAGAACCTGCAGGTAAAGTTAGAGTATTTGCTCTTGTAGATTGTATAACACAATGGGTCTTAGACCCATTGCATAAACGATTATTTTCGATCTTGAGAAATATTCCTCAAGACGGAACTTTTGATCAGACAAAGCCTCTAGAGAGATTACTAAGGAGTAATAAACCTTTGTATTCTTTAGATTTAAGTGCTGCCACTGACCGACTTCCTATAGTCGTTCAGATGATAGTGCTTAGTCCTCTAGTAGGTGCGCATTTTGCGAACCTCTGGTCACATTTATTAATCGGCCGGTCATATAAATTACCAAAAAGTGCTCTAGATTATTTACCTAAGGGTAAATCTCTTGAGTCCTTTAATTTAATTTATGGAGCCGGACAACCTATGGGAGCGCTTACCTCGTGGGCTATGCTTGCTGTGACACATCATTTTATTGTCCAGCTTGCTGCCTACTTGGTACTCGGGAAGGAAAGGTGGTTCACTGATTATGCGGTTCTTGGAGATGACGTTGTCATAGCCAATGGTCCTGTCGCCTATAAATATTTATATATTATGGATCGACTTGGAGTGAAAGTAGGGATTCATAAATCTCTAATTTCGCCCTCTGGGAACTCATTGGAATTTGCCAAACGTTATTTTTTCAATAAGGTTGACTGTTCTGCAATTCCTTTAAAGGAAGTGTACGCAGGTACTATATCAGTATCTGCTTCAGTCGAACTTATGAGAAAATATAAGAAATCAATTGCAGAGATCTTGGCTTTTAACCATTTCGGTTATAAGTCATTATCTCGTATCACGACTCCATTTCTTAAAATGAGTAGTCGAATGCGTGCAATTATTCTTTCTTCTCTAATTCCTCGTACCTTGACAGTTTCTTCACTGTCCGAATTCTTGTCTCGAACCTCTCTATTTAAGAGTAAAGAGGTTCCTAACACTCTCACTCAATCTATTACAGATTCCTTTATCTCATTGATTCAGAAATCTTTAATTAGATTGGGTGTTGATGCTTATGATCTGGGGCTTTCTACGGCTCCAGCTCATAATTCTCCATCTGACAACCTTAAGGCTAAGTGGATTATTACTAATCCTGATCCAGACATGATTTATCATGACTCTGTTTCAACAGGTCCTTTACCAGATACTTATGTTAATAAACATAAGACTAGTACTGGGCTAGCTTATCCTTATGGTTCTCAACCTAGTGGTCCTCAGACCCTAGGAGGAGATGCAACAATGTTAGGGTTACTGAAATATTTAGTAACTGTAGATCGAACAAGAGCTCATTATGGAACAACATCTTTTGAACAAGATATAAGAATCATACGGTTAGTTGCATTCAACTACCCGGATGCCTTTGACTTTTCAAAGATGCCTGTTTCTAATGAGCTGTATTCATATATTGTGACTATAAATGAATTTGTTTATAGAGAGCAATATATGAAGACGATCCGTACGGTTAAGGACATAGTAGAACAACTTACTTCTATTCAAACTCTTTCAAAAGAAGAGAACATTTCTAATCTACTGACTTTAATTATTAAGTTAGAAGATGAGATGTCTCTCTTATCTTTTGTAGATAAGAATCAGATGCGAGTTGTTGCTACTATGAAATCTTCCGTTTCAAGGTACCTACGATTGTGGAAATCAGTGAATCTCGGTATAAAACTTAAATAGACAGGTAAAACTCCTGCTATTCTTACGGTTTATCTAACTGAAAAGACATGGAACTAGTTCCAATTACTTAAACGTTTGCCACCAGAAAGACTGGGGACGAAGTCGAGAAAAAATACGAAGTCATATTAATATGTATGACGTTCCATAGGAATATGGCGTATCAGCCGAGTAGTAGGCCAATGCCCGCAGAAATGCGGGTTCTAATCTAGAACAGATTAGTATGGTAAGCGCTCAAGCGGCTAAGGATCATTATTATGATTATATTATAATTACAATAGTGACACCTAGTGATCTCTAAGTAACCAACGAAAGTTTAATACTTTCTCCGGTTTAATGTTTAAGGACAGGACCAAGCGGAACGCGAATGTTAGGCGTTCCTTAGCGTTGGTTGATCTCCTGGCGGTAAAGGATTACCATGGGAATATTACTATTCTATAGAATAATTAAGAGACTTCGTCCTTCGGGATGAAGAAGACTCGCCTAGCTTAAGAAACTAGGATAAATATAGAGACCAAGATTATATTATTATAATCGAGGAGGACTCGCTATTTAATAGTAATACCCATGCTAATCAGACCGATTAGAGGAGTACTGTCGCGCAGTTAGCGCAGGATCTTTTGTTTCATAGACATGAAACTATCAGTTAGATAGGTGTTCGTGGCGGTGGAATTTCTATTTGTGGGCTTCGGAATGACTGATATCATTCCTAGGCCGACGAATGAGGGAACAACCCTCTCATGCACTTTTTATATATATTTTATTAACGGACGTACATTATAACATTTAATCTCTAATCAATAATGAGAAGCGATGGTATGTCTGGTAGCCGAAATTAAGGTTGGTAGGAAGAAAATCCCTATCCGTGGACCAATAAAATATATATAAGGCTTGTAAGGCCTCTGACGGAATATTACCGTCACGCTTAGTAGAATCCACTTCTGCGACGCTAGCTTTGCTAGCTATCGTAGAGAGTCATCTTAAAAACGGGAACATAGTATATTACTATATTTCCCTACAAGATTTTTGAAACGTACTTAAACGTAAC